GGACGACTCCTTCCGTCACGCCTTCGGCGTGCCAACCTTCGGCGTTTTTCATCGTCTGAATCCGCCACAGGCGGCGACGATGGAAAACGTCCCTCGAAGAGGGAGGCCATGGAAGTAGCAATAGGGCGCATACGGGGGACGACTCCTTCCGTCACGCCTTCGGCGTGCCAACCTTCGGCGTTTTTCATCGTCTGAATCCGCCACAGGCGGCGATGATGGAAAACGTCCCTCGAAGAGGGAGGCCATGGAAGTAGCAATAGGGCGCGTACGGGGGACGACTCCTTCCGTCACGCCTTCGGCGTGCCACCTCCCTCGAAGAGGGAGGTCTAGATTGCAGGTAGAAGTTACTCTTGTGAATGAAAAGATAACTGAAATTTTCGATTTTGTTATTCTGGTCAAGCTGTTTATGTTAACAGATCGCACCTTCCTCGAAGAGGAAGGTCATGGGGCGGTTTAGAAGATGGAGTGGCAGAAGAACGGAGGGATAAGGTGTCTTTGCCTTACAATCACAAGCTGATTCCGCGAGCGAAAGAGCTGAGGAAGGATGCAACCGGGCAGGAAAAATGCTTATGGTATAAGTATTTGAGCCAATATCCGATTCGGTTTCAGAGACAAAAAACAATCGGAAGATTTATTGCGGACTTTTACTGCGCAAAGGCTAAATTGGTGATTGAATTGGACGGCAGCCAGCATTTTTCGGACGAAGGAAAGGCATATGATGAAAGCCGAACAGCCGGTCTTGAAGAATATGGAATCACTGTCATCCGTTTTTCCAACGCCGAATTTGATAGATATTTTGAATCCGTGTGTGAAGTGATTGATAAAACAGTGAGGGCGCTGATAAAAGAAATTTGAAAAGGGACGCTTTATAGTCAGGTGCAATTCAAAAATAAAGAGATGAAGGCGGGCTCAGCCCGTTCAGATTGTAGACAAAAAGCTATTTTCCCCCGAAGGGGGGAGAATAGCCCTTTCCGCAAATGAAAGAATAGCTGAATTTCTTGATTTTGCTCTTCAAGCTAAGTTTGCTTATGTCAACAAGCTGGAAAGCGGGCTCAGCCCGTTTTTTTGATGGGAAAAATGAGGCGGAAACAGACGGTTTTGGACGGGAGAACGGGTTGACAAAGCGGGGCGTATCGCGTAAAATGGGAACATACGTTCGCATTACTGCCCCGGGATGCGAACGGAATGAAGACGGTGAGAAAAGACGACGCGGATTTGAGGAGGAGAAAATGGCGTTTTCCTGTGTGCTGCACCTCAAGGAAGAATGTGACGGCTGCGGAATGTGCGAAGAACCGCTGGGACGGGCGGAAGCATGGAGCGCTGAGACGGAGAGATGAGCCGGACAGGCCGGCGGAAGAAAAAGGGGAGTTTGAGACGATGACACAGAAGGATAAGCAGACGCTGCTGAGGGTGAGAAGTCAGGCAAGGTTGGTGCGGGAGCTGCGCGAGCGGCTGGAGGACACGAAGGCGGCGATCGGCGCGGCGGCGCTCGACGGGATGCCCAGAGGAAAGGGCGGCCTGCCGCGCGGGCTGGAAATGAAGGTCATGCTGCGGGAAACGCTGGAGGAATCGCTGAAGCGGGAAGAAAAGCGGCTGCGCGACTACGAAAAGGAAGCGCGGGAGGCGATGATCGGCATGAAGAGCGGCGCATATGCATTTTGCTTATATTACTACATTTGCGGGATGAATTTGGAGGACACGGCGCGGATCACGGACAGATGCGAGCGGCAGATTCGGCGATACAAGCGGGAGATTGAGAAAGAGGAAAAGGCGGAGGAATGAGAAAAATACGCGGGCGGACGAACGGGAGACGTCCGGAAAATGTCCGGAAAATGTCCGGAAGGCGTCCGCTAAATGTCCCCCAAATGTCAGCTTGCGGCGCGGAAAAAGGTGTGGTATGATAGAATCAGTCAAAGAGGGAACGAAAGAGCCCTCCTAGACAACCATCAAATGGGCATGAGCCGTTTCCGAAAGGGAGCGGCTTTTTATATGCCCAAAGGAAGGGAGGGATGACGATGAAAATGACGGAGAGCATGAAGAGCGAGGTGGTTCGGCTGTACTTTGAAGAGAACCGGGAGGAAGCGGAGATTGCGGCGCGGCTGGGCATCAGCCTGCGGCAGGTCAAGACGGTGCTGGGCGATCTGGCGCGGCTGGAAACCTACAAAAAGCGGAGCGAGGCGGCCAAGCTGCGGGCGCAAATCTGCGTGAACAAGAGCGCGGAGGAGGCGGCGCGGCGGCAGGCGGCGCTGCTGCTGGACGGCGAGGTGAACGAAACGATCAGCCAGAGGGCGGCGAAGGACATCCTCGACCGGGCGGGCGTTCGCGTGCCCAAGGAGAGCCGGAGCGACGTGGTGATTCGATTCGCGCAGGGCGCGCCGCCGCTGGGAATGCCGGAAAGCGCGGAAAAGGGAAAGGAGGAAAGGCATGGAGCTTGAGCTGGCCTATCGTCCGACGGGCAAGCAGCTGGCGTTTCACGCGAGCACGGCGGACGAGGTGCTCTACGGCGGGGCGGCGGGCGGCGGAAAGAGCTACGCCATCTGCTGGGATGCGCTGATGCGATGCCTGAAATATCCGCAGACACACGCTTATTTATTCAGGCGGACATACCCGGAGCTGGAAATGACGCTGGTGCGCACGATGATGCGCATTGCGCCGAAGGAGCTGGGCAAATACGTCGCCAGCGCGCATGAGCTGCGGCTGAGCAACGGGAGCGTCATCCACTTCTGCCACCTGAGCAACGAGGGCGATGGGCTGCTCAAGTATCAGGGCGCGGAAATCCACTGGCTGTATTTCGACGAGCTGACACATTTCACAAAGCCCATGTATGACTACCTCCGGACGAGGCTGCGCGCGGAAAAGCGGCTGGGCATCACGCCCTGCGTCCGCTGCGCGAGCAACCCCGGCGGCCCGGGGCACGCATGGGTGAAGGTGCGATTCGTGGACGCGACGGGCGCGGGGCAGCGCGTCGCCGAAGCGACGGTGGAAAGCAGCATCCTCGGCGGGGTGAGCGTGAGGCGGATCGAATACATCCCGGCGACGGCGATGGACAATCCGCACATCACACGGGACTACATCGTGGAGCTGGAGCAGAAGCCCAAGGCGCTGCGGGAAGCGTTGCTTCTGGGAAAGTGGGACGCATTCGACGGGCAGGCTTTCCCGGAGTTTGTGGACGATCCGGCACATTACGAGGACGGGCTATACACGCACGTCATCAAACCGTTCAAAATTCCATGGCACTGGACGCGGGTGGTCAGTTTCGACCACGGATACACGCGGCCTTTTTCTTTTGGCGTTTGGGCGGTGGACGAGGAGGGACGGGTTTACCGATACAAGGAGCTCTACGGCTGCGTACCGGGGGAGGCGAACGTCGGCGTGACCTGCCCGCCCGGAGAAATCGCGCGGCAGCTGGCCGACCTGATGGAGCCGGAATTTGAGGAAGGCATACACGTCAGCGGCATTGCCGACCCGGCCATCTGGGACAGAAGCCGGGGACTGAGCGTGGAAGAGCAGATTCGAAAGGTATTCAACGGCGTGATCTTTATGAAGGGGGACAACACGCGGCTGCCGGGAAAGATGCAGCTGCACGAGCGCCTCAAATTTGACGAGGAAGGGCGGCCGATGCTCTACGTTTTCGAAAACTGCCGAGACTTTCGACGGACGATCCCTGCGCTGGTCTACGACGCGCGCAGGCCGGAGGACATTGACACCGCGGGCGAGGATCACATCTATGACGAGACACGATATTTTTTGATGTCGAGGCCGATTGCGCCGAGGCCGCGAAAGGGATTCGACGAATGAGGACGAGAACTCATTCCACCGCCTGCGGGAGGGAACTCCTTCCACCGCCTGCGGGAGGTCCCCCTCCCTCGAGGAGGGAGGTCTTTGGGGAGGGGAGACGGGGGCGGGGGAACGAGCAGATTTCTTCGTGAGGGGGCGAAGGGGCTTAGGGGCGACCGCAAAGCCCCTATAGGCAATCGGCGGCAAGGCCGGAGGCCTTGACCGGCGTATGAACCCCAAAGACAGGAAAGGAGGAAAAAACCATGAACGAAGTGGGCGACAGGCGAGAGGCCGCGCGCCGATGGGATGCGGCGGAAAATCAGCCGATTTCCGAACAGGAAAGGGCGCTGGTTGCGCGGGCTTACGCGCTGTTTGACTGCTTTTACGATCAGCTCGGGGAGGAACACGAGCTGATGCGCAAGGCGCGCATGCTGCGGGCGCGAAAACCCGACGAGCAGAGCCAAACCGCGCCGACGGGCAACACGCTGGGAAGCTGCGTGGATAACATGATCGCCGACCAGATCGACAACCTGCCGGAAGCCGTCATGCTGCCGGAGCGGGAGGAGACCGCGCAGAGCGCCGAGGAAATGGACGACGTGGTGAGCTTCGTGCTCTACCGCGCGGGCTGGCCGGGCAAGTATCAGACGCTGATGGAGGACGCCATCGTGGCGGGCACGGGCGTGGCGCAGGTGTTTTGGGACGAAAATCTGGAGGAAGGCGAGGGCATGGTGAACGTGCTGGCGTGGCATCCCGAAGATTTCTATCCCGATCCGATGTACGAGGATATTCAGGACGGGCGGGGCTGCTTCAAGGCGACGCACACGAGCGTGGCATGGGTGGAGGAGCACTATCCGCAGGCGAAGGGCTATGTGGCGGGCGACCGATACGCGAGAGCGGACGAGGACGACGCGCAGACCCTGGAGGGCGACACGCGGGTGACGCTGCTGGAATTCTGGTACAAGAAATACGACGCGCAGGCGAAGAAAACGCGCGTCCATATGGCGCAGGTCGCGGGGCGGGCGCTGCTGTTCAGCACGGAGACGGGCTACGGCGCGGAGAGCGAATACCCCGAAGGGCTGTATGCGCACGGGGAATATCCGTTTGTGCTCTACAAATACCGCGACGCATGGCGCAAACCGTTCGGAACGGGGCTGATCTACGATTACTACGACACGCAGACGGCAATCGACCGATACGCCAAATACATCGACGACAATGCGCGGGAATCGAGCATACAGCGGCACTTCATCCGAAGGGGGAGCGGCGTGAATCCCGACGACGTGGCCGACATGCGCAAGACGATCATCGAATGGGAGGGCAACGACATCCGCGAGGTGATGCAGACGGTGCAGGCTGCGCCGATCAACGGGCAGGTATACGAGATGATGCGCTATATGGCCGACACGATGAAGCAGGACTGCGGACAGAACCAGTTCACGCGCGGCGAGGGCGGCCTGAACGTGACGGCGGGCACGGCCATCCACTATTTGCAGGAGGCGGGCGGCAAGATCACGCGCTGGCACAGCGAACGATTCAAGGATGCTTTCAGGCGGATGATCGAGCAGATTCTCTGGGTGCTGAGCGAATACATGGAGCCGGGACGCAAGCTGCGGATCATCGGCGGG